ATAAGTGCTTCTACACTACCATAGTCATGTTGCTCTAATAAGTCTGTGCTGTCCAGTATTGCTTTTTCTAATGCTTTGTGTCTACAGAAAGTTTCAAACTCATCCATAAACCAACTCATATGACTGTCATGTACATCTTCAACTGGCTTTAATTCTATGCCGTTTACTGCTTCTAGTTGTTCTAGTGTAGGAATACTGGCATATTTGTTAGCATGATCTTTTAAAAACTCTACTGCTTCTCTATATTTTCTATTAAACATGTAAGGCTCAACAATATTGTTTACCCTCACAAATACATCAGGATCTGTAACTAAGAATCTTAGAAACAGTTCTTGTATATCTTCACCGTAGTCTTTTATATCACTCATAACATTTTGCTCTGCACTTCAATTTTAATTTTATTTGCGACAGCATATTTAATTATACTAGATAATGTCAAAAGTCTGCCATATTTGAGCACCGCATCGCCAACATCTTTAATGTCTGTGTGCCAAGGCGGGAAACTTACTTCCCACCCTAGTTCAGCGGCCTGCCTTATTAAGTCTTTGCCTGGTGCATCTCTGTCAGGACAAAGTATTACTCTTTTATTTAACGAATTTATCTGTTGTATCTGTCTTTCATTCATGCTATTACCCAACACACTTATACCATCTATAAGTATAGCATCAATTACGCCTTCTGTTACTACTACAATGTCTCTATCTGAGTATATGTATTTGTCTATGTTAAACACATACCCTGCTTGACTGTTGTTTATATACTTAGGCGTTTCTTTTGTAGGTGGATTTATATGCCTGCCTACATAACCTACTACTTCTTGGTTGTAGTAGAAAGGAATAATCAGTCTATTCTTAAGCATAAAGTCATCGCATAAAAATAAGTCATAAGTTGTATCTAGTAATTTTCTTTCTTTTGCATACAGCATTATTTTTTCGTGTGTTTCGTTGTATGCTAACTTAGGTACATCTCTTACGTTTATAACATTTGGTAATTCTACTGGTTTAAATTTTTCATAACTTATTACAATATCATCTGATACGTTATCAAACTCTTCTATTTTCATTAGTTCTAGTACAAGTTTCTTTACACTTTCATTAGTTGCACCTAATTTTACTGCAAGGTCTTTATACTTTTTGCCAATCTTTTTACTAGGACTCCAACCAGTAGAGAAGCCACAATTAAAACAGTTGTACGCAATTTTAGGACCTGTTGCAATAACACCTGCTCTGCCTCTTTTGTCATTGCACATAGGACAATCAAATGTTACCCACCCAGCAGGAGTCTTCCTGTTTTTAGGAGGCATATGAGTTGTCAGTAACTCATGTACTTGTTGTATTGCTTCAGACTGTTCCATTCTTTATATTATAAAGGATTATGTGTAGGAAGTCAAGTTAAAATTGATCAGTTTTATATCTTCTTGGTACTTGTCTAAAACCTTTTGTTTCATATTGTCATCATATACAGATATATCATCTAAATCATCTGCTGGTATATGGTAGTCAAGTATGTAAGGTTCATTTATGTTAAAAGTTTTATTTAAAAACTCGTTTATGTTTTCCAAATGCACAAACTTATCTATAAGTTTTATGTTTTCTTGGTATGTGCCTACATATGATGCTTCGTGATAAAATAAATCACTGTTTACATAATCGCTAAACGAAAGATCTTCAAATACATCTTTCTTTATTACTTTAAACCATCGAAAAATACTGCGTTCTCTAGTGAAAGGATTTCTCACAAACATAATATTTTGTAAATTACTATCGTACTCATCTAAATTAATCATATGATTAGGTGCTTCGTAATCTAGTAATTTGTTTTTAAATAGTTTTTCTGCTATCCACCGTGTGCCACACCTAGTAGGAAACACACAGGCGTGAATGCCGTTGTTTAACTTATGCATAGTAATATTTAATTTCTGAGGAGGATTTTTTCAAATGATCCTGAATTAGTTGGACCAGGTGAAAATTTAAATCTTAGATAATTAAAATTGCCTGTAAAACTGTAGTAAGTTACGCCAGACACATTTGCCATTGGTATTCTTTCTAAATTGTTTACAACCGGCACACTTGCCCAATTTGAATCATCGCTTGATGGTGCTTGTAAACTTAAACTGCCTTCTACAAAAACATTACCTGTAAATGCAGTTGAGTATAAGCCTATTGTATGAGTTGCATCTCTAAAGTTTTTGTGTTGATTACCTTCGAATGAACCACTAGTGAATACATTTGCGGCATCACCGTTGCCAGTATTTTTAGTTTGGCTCCAAACATTTGCAACTTGCGTTGCTACTGGAGTTGGGTTTGCATCATTCTTAACTATTAATGTACAAAGTATTCCATTATTATAATCAGAATAGATTGGAGTCTTAGTACCATCGTCTGCAACATTTTTAAATGAAACTTTGTATTGCCCTTCAACTAAAGAATTCATATCTTCTTCTGTCAGTTTAAGTTCTGCTGTACCTTTATTAAGTCCAGGTACTGCAAATCTTGTCAATACTTTTTCGTTGGTAGAGTATTTGATAATGTCTGCTTGTATATCATTATTATACACATTTTCCTTTTTTCTATCTTGATTTGTAATATTGATGTACACAATATTGTCCATACCTTTGTGTACTATAAATTCTTTTCTGTTCATACTTCTGTTATCCACATAATAATTCTCCTGTTTTCTTACAAGATTTAGTGTATTTGATTGATACATTAATAGTGTTAAATTGCTCATACATGTTCATTCCTTATAATGTATTTATCTACAAAGGTATAAATAAAAATATGCAGGACCAAAAGGAAATACAAGAAAAGTTTCCTTTCTTTACTATGCTTACTTATGGTGAGAAGGAATACTTTGGTATAGTTCAAAATCAAGACAATGCAGTCACATCATTTTACGATTATAACGTGCTGATAGCACCTGAAGATAAAAAACAATTTGTAGAATTAGGTGAAACATGGTGGTGGGAAAGTAATCGGCAAATTCCTATTGACGTGTTTTTATTTAATGAGATGAGAGAGTTCAGAAATTGCCTAAAGACATTTAATAACAAAGATATTGAAATCTTGTTTGGTCCAGTGACCAGCATTCATAATCTAGTTAAGAAAAGAATTAAAAGAAGAACAATTCAATTAGTCAAGAAGGCTGACTAATTTATTTAACTGAACAATTATAGCCATTGCGTAACTATATGCGTGAGACTTCTTAAAGGAGTATGTATCATTATCTCCTTTAATCCATACTTCCTTTTCAATATCCTCCCAACTTTTACCAACCAAATGTCTTTTACCTGGTCTAATCATTGCAAGGATCATTGCTAATTGATCAATGTTTGTAGGCTTATGTTGATTAACAATATCATAGTGATTACTAATATGAAACAACTGTTCCACAATTTCTTTAGCACCAAACAATTCCCAAACAGGTTCTTGCTTACACAATTTATCTAACTCTTGTTCTGATTCTATATTGTTATACACACTATTGTTTAGTACATCTAATTTAAAATAGCCTAAATCATCTGCTTCTTTATGATCAATGTTACTCAATCCTGTTACAGGATCATGGGGTATAGGCTGTATATAAACGCCTGTGTTGTGTTTTTCCATGCCACCTGGACGTTTGATACTACCTGTGATATTTTCTAACACACAAAGCAATTTATCGCGGTTAGCCATATCTATATCTACATCAAAATCAATCTTCACTGAACAATAAACTCCACTTCATTAGTTTTTCTTTTTTAACTTTCTTACGTTCTTCAATTTGTTCTTCGCTGACAAGTCCGCTATGTTTCATAATATCAATCATACACATTACATCACCGATCTCATCTTGCAAGTTTGCAATGTCTTGTTCACTGCGATCATCCTCAAAACGAATTAGTTTACTACATGCCTGACTAAGTTCTGCACATTCTTCCATTGTTATTACTAACATTTCTTGTCTTTTATTCATCTTTTTTAAACTCTCTTGTGCCTTTTGAATAACTATCTTCAGGATCTATTTCTGCATCAGCATTCATAAATCTCATGCGTTGTATTAAGTCCCAATTTACGTTCTTCCATTCACTTGCAATTTCACTGCCAATGTCGGTCATATCAAATTCCTTTTTATTTTTATCTGTCATAATCCTGATGCCTCCGCAATGTCTTGAACTAAATTTACTTCTTCTGTGTTCTTTAAAAATATTCTTTTCCAAAAGCCTGGATCAGCAATATCTTTAATAAGTTCAACTTGTTCACTGTTAAACTTTCCCCATAGTTCTTGTCCGCTTTCGCTTAAGAATAAAAACCATGGAGAAATTTTACCGCCTCTTATGTGATAGACTGCTAATTGTGGTGCTACTTTTCTAAAATAGTCTGCCCAGTCTTCACTTTTCTCTTCTCCCCATGCCTGCATACATTTAACACTTCTTTCAATGCCCCGTTGTGCAGGTTCCTTTTTAATTAATTCTTTTAAGTAAATGTCATATGTAGCATCTTTTGTCCAATCTGCTAATTTAACACTTTCTCTAATTAACCATTCTGCATAATTGTTTGGTTCAAGCAAATCCTCTTTGACCATTTTTCTACCAAACTTTACAAATCCTTGATAGTATTTGCTACCTGCAAATTCTTCATATGTTTTTGTTTTTGCATTATGCATGTTTATCTCATAAAACTTTTGGAATGTTCTAAATGCCAGTCTTACATGAGTAAGATCTTTATCTGTATATCGTCTTTTTTGTACACACATATGAGCGGCTAGAGTGCGTTCGCTCATAAAAGTTTTTCCACAATATGCACATGTTAGACTCACTTAAATATTTCCTTTATTTCTTTATCATCAAAACCACTTGTTTCTGCTAGTACTTTTAATTCTTCTTTAGTGTTAATACTTAGCAATAATTCTATTTCGTCCCCTTTTGCTAATGGAAAAATTTCTCTAAGTAGTTCTTCAACTTTGTCTTTCTTTCTTTTTGCTTTGGGAACTTTAATAAAAGGATGAAATTGACTTTTACCAACACCTGCTAAACACATTAGTTTCCATTGCAGTTCAGGGTGTTTGCTTACATCACTCCAGTTGTTATTCATAAACTCATTTATCATTACTAGATAATGTCCAGCAAACTTTCCTTGCACACTACTAGCATATCGCTGAGTCATCCACAAGTTTAAACTTTTGCGTTGTTCGTCTGTAAGATTAATGTAGTAATTGTAGTCTTTGCGATCTACTGCCGCCATTATATCTTTTATTTGTAACAGAGGCTTCTTTGCCATTACTCGCCCTCATATTCAATTAGGGTTCTAACTTTATACCCTTCAGCAACTATTTTAGCAGAGCCACCTAAGTCTGTCAAGTTTATTACGGCCACAACTAAAATATTTTCTTTAGGCACATTCCAATTTGCATGTATTAATTCTGCACAGGCAAGTGCTGTACCGCCTGTTGCAATTAAGTCGTCAACAATTACAACTTTATCCTCTGGTAATATTTCTGTATTTTTTTGTATCTCTAATGTTGCTGTACCATATTCTAGTTGGTATTCTTTTTTATATGTTTCGTTTGGTAACTTACCTGGCTTACGAGCCATAATAAAAGGAACATCCATGTCCCTTGCCAACGGTGCTCCAAATACAAATCCTCTGCTTTCTATACCAATAATTTTTGTGCCTTGAAAT